CTGTATCAGAAACCGCCAATGTTATGCTGGTTGTATTACCAGTCTGTGCTAGGTTAGTTTGTGTGATATATCCTGCACCGCCAGATCCTGTTGAATCGCCCGGATCTGTTAATCTAACTTGGAATACCGCTGCATCACGGAACTCGGATGCTACCGCGGCTGCACTTGCACCAGCACCAGAAATGCTAAATGTTGCTGAAGTATATGCAGTACCAGCATTTCCATACTCATAAACCAAGATGTTGTTAACACCATCTGTAATGGTATTTCTTACGTCGGCTTCTGTACCACGGTTATTAGTGTAACCATAGATTGGTGTTTCTTTAATATCAACACCTTCTGCTACAGAACCGTAATCACCATAAGAGTTATTACCGTTAGTAGCACGGATCTTACCACCGTTTTCTGCCAAATAACCAATGTGTGAGTAGTATGTGAACACAGAAACAAGTTCTGCACGTCCTAGGTTAGTTACCCAAGCACCAATACCTGCAGAAATAACCTGTGTAAAGTCGTTGGAAACGATAGAATCGTTGCCGCCTGCGTGTATTGATCCGTCAATTTTCTGTCCTGTTGCACCAGTACCAAATGTGGTTACGTTTTGTACGTAAGTAGATCTTGTGGTTACCCATGCTGTGGTATCGTTTGGACCCCAACCTGGATCTAGAGAAACATACGCACCTGCTGCTGGACGCTGTGTACCAAACTCGTTAGCTGGTAACATGCCTGATGGATATGTGCCGGCACCTGCGGTGTTACCGTCCGATGATCCGTCTAAACCAGTTAGAGTACAGTTTCTTAAACCGCAACCGTCGCTGACATAGAAGTAATCTTCTAGTTTTGATCCGGTTAAAGCACTTCTGTAGTAACGAGCTGCTAGCACAGACTTGTAATTTCCTGTATATTTTAAATCATAGGCAATTGATTGGATGTATCTACGTACATCGTTTTGACAGCGACTCGAATCATAGTAATATGTCACAGTCATTGAACCCGATGTTGTTGATAAATCAACAGCAGTACCGCCTAGTGTAAGGGATACTTTAAACGATGTAGAAGTTAGTCCTGATGATAGGATATAATATGTGACACCTGTACTGATTCCGCCAAATACAGTTCCTGTAAATCTTACAGCATCTCCAGCGACCATCCAAGTTTGTGTTCCACAGGTAAATGTATCAGTGGCTCCACCAGTTGATGCTGTTACTGTTGATTTGTAAGTGTCATTGATGTAGGCAGTAGCCTCAGCTGCAAAAAAATCTTGGTTTGACAATAGATTTTGTGCACCTGCTAGGATGTCTAGGTCAGTTGTTGGAGTATTTGTACCTACAACAATTGGTCTAGTACCAGTGTTTACATAATTAATAATTTCTGTCCATAGATTATCTGCTCCAACTGTTGCACCACTAGCAACAATATACGTGGCTTCTTTAGATATAAAGTCTAGAATAGCCTGTTGTGCTGCTAGTTGAGTTGTAATAACTACGTTTGTCGAAGTTAATCCTCTGCGATATGATAGGCCGTTGAAGATTGACAGATAATTTGATCCAAACATTAGGTCGTAACCTAGTGCATCTACGATGTATCCAACGTCACGTGAACATAGAGTTTCATCAAAGTTTAGTGTTGGATATGTGGTTTTGATATATTGAACTGCGTCGCTTTGTATTGTAGATTTAGCAGAGTTCAAATATGTACGTGCTGTCACCAATGCAGTTGCTACCCAAGCAGTGCTTGGTGCAACAGAAGTAATGGCTGTTAGATTGTTTACGTAGTTGTAGATTTCTAACACACGAGCCTGTGCAAATGCGCCAGCACCTGCAGATCCAGGTGTACCACTGACATCTTGTGCTGTGGTATTGCCAGTTGAACGTGGGTACCACGCTGTGCTGCCTGTGGCAATATCGTCAATAATTGTATAAATTCTGTTTATTACTGCTAACAGTGCTGTTTTTTGTGCGACCGGTTCGACTAATGTACCGTTGCTATAGTAAGAACGAGCAACAATCTGTGTCATTAGATTGCAACCGCTGGTCTCACCGTAGGTTAAATCATAAACCAAAGCGTCAACAATATAACCCATGTCGCGTGTACATTTTGCTTTGTCGCCTGCGCTTAATGCTGTCCAAATACTGTTGTAGTTGGTGTTCATGAAAGCAGTAACTTCATCTTGAATAAATGATTTATTAGCAAGAATTAATCGACGTGCATTTGAATAACCACTACCGTATCCTGTTGGATCTGGATATACGTATGCATCTGGTGTATTATTTGTAACAATGTCTTTGATTTCAGCGGCATTAGATTGTACGCTAGTCACTGCTGTAGAACTGCCAACACTGCCTACTTTTTGCAAGCTGGTATATTGTGTAGCTGAGTTACCAGTTGTGGGTGTTACAGAAGTATTTGAAATAATATTTGCTGTGATAGACTGCAATCTCTGTAATGCTGCAACAGATTTTGCTTTGTCATTGGTTGCAATAACTTTACCACGTGGACTCATTCTTGTTCCACGCAATTCATCACCGACAATAGCAGTTTTTGGAGGTACCTTTATTGGTAACACTTCATAGAACTGTCCTGTCTTGACGTTGATTGTATAACCTGCTGAATCAAGGATCGGTAATGAGGACTGTGATTGTGAGCTTAGTGCTGTAGAAATATATCCAACCAGTGTTGTACAAATTGTATTAGCGCCACTCTCAGCAGTGTAACTCGAGTTAATGATTTGCTTGATTCTGCTACCTGCACTAATACCATTAAGTGTTTGATAGTTGCTGGCTGGTGCTGTATTTGCCAACACGCTGGTGATCAAAGTTGCTAGATAATCAATAGCTGCGGCATTTTGTGCATACTCGTCTTGGATTCCTGATACCAAAACACCAAGTGCTGTAAAGTATGAGTTTGCAGCGGCCAATGTTCTTTCATTACCAGTATGTGTTAGGTCATAGATAACAGCATCTACGATTAATCCCATGTCACGTTCGCACTTGGCAGTGTCGTCGTTAGTGAATCCAGACCATATTCCTGTACCTGAGGTAATTTGATATTTGGTCCATTCAGCAGCTTCACGTTGAATAAATTCTCTATTCATTCGTAATAACCAACCTGCTTGTGGATTTTCAGTTCCATAAAGGATCTGTTCAGTTGCATATCTTACACTAGCCCATGGTTGGTCTAGAGTTAGACCATATGTCGGTGCTGGTGTGTCCACGCCGTGTGGTGCTACGTAGTAAACTTTCTTGGTGCGTCCAAAGAAATCCCATGTTGGAACTCCTGAGCCAACAGTAAGAACCTGTCCTTCAACACCTACAGGTAGTCGTGTTACACCGCTACCACTATAGTAGGCAATATCACCTGTGGTAGTTAATACATCATTTTCATTGCCGGCAGTTAGTTGATTCCAGTAAGTTCCAAGGGTGTCGATATCTGGACGATTTCCTGACACAGGAGGTCCAGAAAGATATGCTGATGTATGTGCTAGAATACAAACATAAGTTATTGGACCATATTTGATCGTATCACCTGCAACATAGGCAGTTGAAGTGACCCACGTTCCTCTCCATTTGATGCCTTCATTTAGTTTTTCCCAGTAGCCTGCATTTGGTGGTTGTTGATTGGTACTGTCTAATGTAGAAACATAAGTGTATCCACCGTTGCGAACAATTTCGCCAACTTTGTACAGTGTTATAGAATTCCAATCACCGGCTAGTCTAAAGCCTGTGGCAAACAAATCCCAGTCTGTGATATTAGAACTTGGTGGAGTTACTGCTGATGCATTGTGTGATGTTTTAGCGATATAAGAGTTACCGCCGTAACGAACAATATCTCCATTTTGATAAATGCCAGAACTGGTCCAATCATTTTCAAACTCGATGCCTTCTACATACTGTGCCCAGTAAGTTTGGTCCGCAGTCCAACTTGAAGTGCTGGTGTTATCTGTTAAACAGATCCAAACGCCTGCACCTTGTTTAACAAGGTCGTTGGCTTTGTATCGAATAGTAGCAGTATAAGTGGCAGATGTAAGTGTTCCGTTATTAACACTCAGTGTCCACGAAGTTCCAGAACCTGCGGTAATATAAGTATTGGCCGCAATACTGCCGCCTGTTAACAGTTGTCCGACTGCAGGACTTCCGCCTGTGCTGGTTAATGTTGTTCCGCTGATTGAGCCTGTAACTGTTGTAGGACCAATCCATTGTCCTTTGTATTCAAAACCAATGTTATAATAATCCCACTTGCCTTGATCTGCTTCAAGACCTAGTGTGACTGTGACTGCAGAAGTATGTCCTTGATTACAAACATAGGTGGTTCCGCCATACTTGACAACATCACCTACTTTATATCTTATGGCCGATAACCAATTTGACTTCCAGTCAAAGCCTTTTGAGAATATATCCCACTTGCTTTGATCTGCTTCAAGACCTAGAGCATTGGTTGCTGCGGCAGTGTGTGCTGTATTACAGATATAGGTGTATCCGCCATACTTGACAACGTCATTGACCTTGTAAATAGTTCCAGCTACCCAATTTGACTGCCAGTCAAAGGATTCTGCGAATAAATCCCAATCTGCTTGGTTAGCTTCTAGTGTGGTAGAGCTGGTATGTCCATTGTTACAAATGTAAACATATCCGCCATATTTGACTATGTCATTTTCTTTGTATAGAGTTGAACCAGTCCAGTCGCCTTTCCATACCTGTCCGTCTGAAAATTGATTCCATTTTGTCGGAATATTTTCAAGATCAGTATAGAAGTCTGCTGCGGCAGTATGACCTGCTACGCAGAGATATGTGCGTCCACCGTAGGCAACGATGTCGTCTTTATAGTATGTTGTACTGGTAACCCAGTTATCTTTCCATACAAATCTAATTCTACCTAGTTTAAACTCTGCCATTTATAGCTCCGTTTTTTCGCATATTTTATATTTACCTGTGTTCTAAACCATTAAGTCATCGACAAAAAATATGTCTGTGCAAGATAAGTTCCGTCCACACCCCTCTTAAAATTAACTCTAACAGGAAATTTTAATTCACTACCGTCTGTTGTTCCAAGTCCAGTTGGACCAATCTGTACTAAACCTGCTGTTACAGAGCTTGTTATAGCATCTGCACCGCCGCCCGATACACGTCTTTGTATGTAGGCTTTGATTGCTCTCTGTGTTGGCACGATGTTGTTAGAATCAGCAGTAAACGTTGAATCTGTCGAGAATTCACGAATAACAACACCCGATCCACCAACAGTAACACCACCTAAACGTAATTCTTCCAAACCTTGTAGTTCGAAGAACTGCGCATTCAGTGTAACAGTACCTGTAGCCTGTTCAACAGCAAAAAGCTCACCTACTCGGAAGTTACCGTCTTGGTCAGTTGATGTATAGAATACACGTCCACCGCCTTTTTCCTGGATCTCGTCTTCTGGTGCTAAGACCGTGCCATTTGGAAATAAGGTGTTTGGATAATTTGAAGCAACTACTCCGCCTAGTCCAATGTCTAAAAAGTCGTGACCTGTTAGTCGAACTTGGCTATAGGCCTGTCTAATTTCAATCGTAGTTCCGTGCTCTGGAGTTTCTTCTCTCTGTAGATCTTTGGCAATGTTTAATTGTAAGGTGTAGTTACCGATAGATCCAGCCAATAGCACATAATTCAATACTTTGTAGGTATAATCATTAATACCAGCTATTGACAAGTTGTCTCCTGGACCAGGCAATCTAGTAATATTATCGCATACCAAGAAGCTGCCTAATTGATATTGGTCTTTGTAACCATTTCCAGTTATGATTGCACTTGAGGTAGTGGTTTGATAACCTGTACCAGCATTCACAATAGTTGGATTGGCGATAACTCCATTGCCGATTCTAATACTTGTTGAAACTTCTGCACTGTTATTTGGATCTGTGATAGTCATTACAGGTGCTGATGTATATCCGCTACCTGGTTCCCAGATTTTAAATTCTGAAATTCTTCCAGCAACCACAGTTGCTCTTGCCTGTGCTGTGGCCCCGGTACTGATAATTGCAGCACTGGTACTGGTTTGTGTTCTTCCTCCAATAGCGATAAACTTTCCAGGTTTCGATATATTTGCAAAAGAAACAGCACACCACGGAGCAGATCCAATGGTCTGAGCAGTCCAACTAATGCCGTCATTTGAAACAGCAGCAGTAGATGATCCATTAGCAACGGCTATCCATATGCCTTGACCGTAACCAACTGCTTGCCAGTTATTTGATGTAATTGCTCCATAGGTCCATGTAGAACCATCGGTGGTAATTGCACTGACTGTAGATCCGGCACCTGCTTGCAGTCCAACAAATCTGTTTTCTCCGTAGGCAATATTTGTAAGGCCGGTAGTTGTAGTTCCACCAGTCCATGAAGTTCCATTGGTGCTAGTTGATGTCGAACCGTTGGACGAAACTGCAACAAATCTTCCCTTACCGTAGGCAACTCCGGACCAATCATCGGCGCTATTTAAAATAGTTGTACTATTGTTTGAACCATCAAAGTGTAGAATTAGCACCGAAGTACTATCATATCCAAATGCAGTTGCTGGGAGAGTATAGGATGCTCCTGTATATCTAGCAGCTCCTTTGCTGACTCTAACTTCGTCAATATAACCTGTAAATCCAAATGCTGCAGAATAATCTGCGCCAATTCTCAACGGTCTAGATGCATAAGTGCTAGAATCAACATAGGTGCTGCCTTCTTGTGATCCACCTTGATATAGTCTTAGACTAGTTCCTGATTTTGTCATGGCCACATGAGTCCATGTGGTCAACGGAACTGGATTAACTGCGGTTATTACTACACTGCCGTTAAGATAAGCATAAAGTTGATTTGAAGAATTAATACCTAGGACTGGTGCAACATCGGTTGCAGCAGTTCTCATGTCAAATAATATCTGGAATGCACCACTGGTTGTTCTATAAACCCAACCTTCAATGGCAAAATCGCCTGTGCCAAAAGTAAAATCAGTGTTGGCTGCGATGTTGACATAGTCGCCTGTGCCATCTAATACCAAACTTGCTGATCCGTATTTTGCGGCGATTGCTGTAGATAATTTTGCGTCGCCTGCCACAGTAACGGTTTTGCCACTGGCAATATTTGCAGTGGTCCATGTTGTTGCATCTGTTGATGTTGCTACATAACTTTCACCTGATGCTGTTATAACATAAGTTGTACCATCATAAGCAACGTCTGTCCATGCTGCCGATGTAGGCATAGTCATTGAAGACCATGAAATGCCATCTGAGGATTTTGCTGCGGCTCCGCTGGTTGCTAAAGCAATGAATATATTACCAACATATTCTACTTTGGTCCATGCTGTGCTTGACGGCAGTGTTGATGAATTCCAGCTAGATCCGTCAACAGTATAAGCAACGGTGTTTGATCCTGTGGCAACAGCTACCCAACGCACTCCACTAGATGCAATGCTAGTCCATGTCACATTAGAAGGCAATGTTCCAGAAGTTGATGTAAATCCTGGGCTAGTAAATGTTATTCTTGGTTCAATAGTATACACTGATGTTGTGTCTAACAACGATACTGGTGCTGTGCCTTCGTTGACATGTTCCCAACCTACACTGTGTACTATCATCGGTGTAGCTCCAACTGCTGTGCTAGGAAGACCGTTGATTAATCCAAACACTGTTCCGCCTGGAAGTGTGCTGATGGTAAATGTTGTAGGACCAACCACTGTTTTAACATAATAGATTGTGTTGTCCTGTATGTTACCAAATTTCGTACCTGTAAATATGATTCGATCGTTGGCAGTGAGATGAGCTGTGGATCCAATAGTTACAAGATTTCCTGAAGCAAAAGTCTGTGTTACATTGTATTGTTGTTTAGACTCTCTACCAACAATCACTGTGAGAGTCGAAGTAATATATTCTGCAATATATCCGTATTGTCCAACGCCAGTACCCTCTGTGATTAATATTCTCATTCCTCTATACTGCTCAGGTGTATTTTCGTCACTGCCTGCAAGAATAACAGAATAATTATCTATACTAGCCTGTGATTTATTAGTGTTGAATAGATATGAACTACCGCCTTCTGCACTGGAGTCACCTTTGTTGACAATCCTAACTTCATAGACGGCACCATCTCGGAATTCGTTCATAAGCAATGATGCATTGCCTCCAGATCCACTTACAGTAAATGCTCCGGTAGAATAGTTAACACCTGCGTTAGAGAAAAACACCTTTAGGATATTTCCCGATACATTACATAATAATTGGCTTACGTCTGCTTCATAGTATCTGTTGTTAACGGAACCGGTGATTGGATTTTCTGTTGCGTTATATCCTTCCGATACTGCACCAAATGTACCGTATGAACAGTTACCGTTGGTTCCACGAATTCTACCACCATTGGTGCATAGATAACCAATATGGCAATAGTAAACGAACACCGAAACAAGTTCTGAACGTCCTGTGCCGTTACACCACATACCGATACCATCGCTGATAATCTGTGTGAAATCGTTGGCAACAATAGTTTGATTTCCGCCACCGTGTAGGTCGCCGTCGACTTTCATACCAATACAGCCATCGCCGAATGTAGAAACGTTTTGTACATATGGGCTTCGTGTGCCTACCCAAGCATCAGTGTCGCTTGGTCCCCAACCTGGATCTAGAGAAGCAAATGCTCCAGCATTTGGTCGTCTTGTCCCATAAGAATTAACAGAACCCAGCGTTCCGCTTAGGCCGATCAATGACATATTTCTTAAACCTGTTCCGTCTCTTAACAAGAACATGTTTGATCGTTTATTAACAGTTGGTAGATTTCCATAAACAAAATAGTCAGCTGCTCCAATCGTTTTCCAATTGCCTGCTCTATATATGTCGTAGACAATAGCATCGATGCCTCGATCTAGGTCAATACTCCAATTCGCTGGAAGATCAGTGACCGTGGAATCAGTGAAGACGTTTTCAACATATAATGTAACTTCGTTCTTTAAGAATTCTTTATTGTCGATTATCTGCTGTCTAGCATTTAACATGTTTATACTGGTTGTAATAGTGTTTGAACCAGCGATTGAAATACTGCCGCCACCTGTTGATATTCTTGTGATAAATGTTTCAAATAAGCCTTCGACAACAACAACTTCTGAAGTTGTTCCAGGTGTTCCTGAAAAATCTTGAGCAATTTCACCGTAAACTGTTGTACCAAATGCCACATTTAGTGGATCTGTGGTTCCAATTGGCTCTTCTCTAATAATATGTTTTATTAAACCTTTGAGATATGTAAAACCTCCAAGTAGTAAGTTTATATACGCATCGGAAAATATCTGTCCTGCAGGCTTAATCACTGTACTTCTTAATTCGTCGCCCACTACTGCTACAAATGCTGGTACACGCAACGGCAGTATTTCTTCAAATACTCCGGTTCTTACAAAAACGGTTGCATATCCTGTAACATTGTCAAGAGCGTATCTCAAAGTTCTCCAAGGTTTCTGCGGAGTGATACCATATGCTGGATCATCAACGCCGGTCAAACTCACATAGTATACCTTGTCTGTGGTCCATAAATTTTTCCATTGTACTTCGCCATACTCATCTATTCCTAGAACCTGTCCTGATGTACCGACAGTAACACGTTTAGTATCAAGTGTGCTGCTTGAAGTTGATCCAAATGTTTTTATATCACCTAGTTGTTTTAATCGAGCATAGCTGTTACCTACTACAATAGGAGTCCATGTAAAACCATTAGAATCATCATCGGGTCTGTTTAGTGCTGTGGCTTCATGCGCATCGATACATCTATATGATGTTTCTCCCCATGAAACTACATCGCCTGTAGAATATGCATTGCCTAGTGTCCAAATACCTTTCCAAGCAATGCTGGTTATCATTAGATCCCAGTATGCAGAATTAGTGGTACTGCCATCGTTAGGCAAGTCTGGATCTTGAGATGTACTGTCCAACAGTGCTAGATATACGTTACCGCCTTTTCTAACAACGTCTCCGATTTTGTATGGTCTTAGGCTGTTCCATGTACCTCGAATATTACTGCTTTGGAATAACAATGTCCAAATAACTGTGCTGGTAGATGGATTTGCATTAACATGCTGTGCATTTGATACAAATACGTCGCCGCCATAGAATACAATATCACCCTTCTGATATGTAGTTGTAGAAGACCAATCTGCATCAAATTCTTCGCCAGGACAAAATATTTCAAATTTAGATCCGTCAAATGTTAATCCTGCAGTATGGAATTCTATACAGATCCAAACATATGATCCATATTTTACAACATCATTAACTTTGTAAATTGTTGATACGTTAGTGGTTAGACCGTTGATAACAACTGGTGTTGAAGATATCCATGTTCCTCTATATTGAGTACTGTTATGTAACACTTCCCATTTTTCTATATCTGCATATAATCCTGCTGCATCTGTGAGTGCAGATTTATGCGCAATGACACAGCGGTATACAATACCCCCGTCTCGTACAATATCGTTAACAATGTATTTTGTATTTTTTACCCAATCGCCTTTCCAGTCATCAGCAATATTAACTATATCCCAAGAACTGATATTGGCTTCAAGCCCTTGATCTAAAGAACTAGATGATTTATGAGATTGATTACATCTATAGGTTCGGCCGCCCGCACGGACCACATCATTGACTGTGTAATAGGTACTCGGAGTCCAATCTACTCTCCAATTTTTTGAAGTTAAGTGTACAGTCCAATATTGATTAATACCAAGATCAGTGTTGAAGAATCCCACAACACCCGTAGGGTCTATAGGATTTACTATGAGTGTTTCGGGATCAAAAGGATCTGGAACATATATGCTGTTTGATGTATGACCTTCAACGCAGATATAAACTGTTCCGTATTGTTTTATAATATCTCCTACTTTGTAGTAGGTATCTGGTTGCCAATCACCTGTCCATGTCATACCATCAGCAATAAGCTCCCAACGAGGAACGGCTAACGGAGGAGTGTCGTTGTTGAAATAGAATAGATCTTCGTAGAAATCTGGTGCTGCATTATGTGTTACTAAACAGGTGTATACTTTGCTACCGTAGGAAACTATGTCGTCTGGATTATATCGACCGGCTGGTGCCCAATCGCCTTGCCATGTATACTTAAATCTAGCTAATTTAAACTCTGCCATTTACATTATCCTTCTGAGTCACCGTTATCGTAGGTATGACCGTTATTAATTTTCACTACCAATTGTCCATCGTCGTCAACATAATAGAATAAGCTTCGGTCATCCCATCTATATTGAGGATATTTTAAATTTAAAAATACAGGATTATGTGTAACATCTACACCTTCGAAGAAATCCACTCCGACTTCAAAATCATTGTAATTGTCTTCATCTAATCCAGGATTATTTAATGTTACTGTATCTTTGTCGCGTATGTTATCAAGACGTTCAAAGAACATGCTGCCGTTTTCATTTTTTCTCAATCCGTAGAAAAATCTAGGTGTGTCGCCTAACGCAGTGTACGGATCAGTACCTAAATAATAATTGTTAGCTGCCATACATCACTCCTTATGATAATTCCACATAGCTGACCACAGCATCGATGCTGCCGTCAATATCGCTAGTTACTCGAATTCCTCCGCCCTGCGGAAGAATTAATTTCTCACCATTTGTTACTAATTTTAAACTGGTATTCGGTGGTATCACTACGCCTTTTGCATAATATGCATATGAACTACCTTCTGTGGTAATCTGTACATCAACAATGGCGTTGTCGTATTCTGTGATATTAGTTAGGTTACATCCAATCACAGTGACCTTAAATCCTGTAGGAACCTCCAACAACGTTACAGGAGTTGTTCCTATTCCACTTTCAATTGCTTGATTAAATGAGGTTGGCATGTTCTATGTTATCCAAATGTTAAAACTGTTCTGATTGCAATATCAGTTGCACCGATTTCAGATACCGCACCCGATGCACCTGCTGGGCTTGCCCATGTTGTTCCGTCCCAAATTTCCAACGCTCTTGATTCTGTATTGTATCTAGTCATGCCCACAGTTGATGCATTCATGTATGCTGTTGGACGTTGTCCTACAGTACCAACTGGTGGACGGAATCCGTTTGTTCCGTCAATTTTAAAATATCCAGAGGGTCCGCTCTGTACTAGTAGCGTAATGGCATTTACAGATATATTGGTAATTGTATTATCTAGTATGGTAAAATTGCCCAATCTTACCTTACCTGTACCTGCTGGATCAATTACTAGATCAGTTCCTGTAGTAGTAGAAATAACATTATTAGAAAATTTGATGTTTCCAACGTCAAGTGTATCAGAGTTTAGATTGTCTGCATTGATATTTCTAGCATAAACGGTTCTCCATTGAAATGCTAGAGAACCTAAATCATAGGTATTATCACTTTCTGGAATTAGACTGCTTTTGATACTAGCGTTAATAACAATATTATCAGTTAATGCATCACCGATGGTAAGATTGCCGCCAATTGTGATATTGCCAGTTACATCGATATTACCAGTAACTGTTAAGTCTCCATAGACGTTTGCGTCCGAAAACATTTTAACAGAACCAGTGCCGCTTGGGCTGATTTCTAAGTCTGCATTGGAACTAAGTGTTGAAATTACATTGTCAGTGATATCAATGTCATTGACCTGCAATCTTGAATGATAAATTGTTGGTTCACCGCCGCTGGGTGCAAATGATATTGTTGATAAATCGCTAGCGATAGTATTACCGCTGATGGTAAAATTGCCAACAGTTAATGTATCATCAACAATTAAATCTGTTGTTCTTGTGGTGCCGGAAATGTCTAGTTGGTACGTAGGGGCGCTGCTGTTTATGCCAATTTTGGAGTTATTGACATCCAGATATAGTAGGTCGGTCTCAAAGGCTAAATCAATTCCGCCGCGAAGCAGGTTTGCCTTTAAGAGCGGCCCAGAAATTCGACCGATTTGGCTCATGCGCTCTCCTAAATACCCCGTGTTTCACGGTTAACCAAATTTACATCCCTTGCGGGCTCTTTGCTGGTTTACCACAGTTTAATATCGTAACACTTGGTCGAGCGTTACAGTAATAGTATTTATGCGGATTGGAAATTAACCGAAGATGAGGGTGTATCGATGGCCTAGGTCTTGCATGATTTCAGTAGTTATTTCTGCACCACCGCCCGTAGCAATTTCCCAAAGGGTGCCATCAAAACATTCTAGATAGTTGAGTTCTGTGTTCCAGCGTGTGTCTCCTACTTCGTAGCCTACACGCTCTGCTGTTGTGCCTGCAGGAATTTGAACACCAAAAGTACCTGCAAATCTTAAATAACCATTACCTGTGTGAACTATGCTTATTGCAGAATCTAATAAGTTTGTGATAGTATTGTCTTTAATACTAATACTTTCTAGGGTAACTGTTCCTTCGTCAGATGATACAAATAAGTCATCATTTGACTGCAACGTGCTAATAGTATTTCCAGCCATGTAAATTTGTTCACTGACTGTAGCTGTTGTTGATATAAAACCGTCTATGTGATTATTGTTGTTAACGTATAGACGTCTCCATTTTTTAGCAAGTGTTCCTAGATCGTAAGAATCGTGATCTCCTGGAATTATACTTTGTGTAAAATCTGGAACCACAGTTAACGTATCATACGAAGTATCACCTATGGTGAAAATACCTTTGATGTTGACATTTTGTTGGGCAAATATTGATCCAGAAACTCCTAGATTTTCATCAATATAAGTATTGGCGTTTAAATTTGTTTCGCCCGTACCGTCTGGGCGTAGCTCAAAATTTCTATCAAGAATTCTTCCTCTGATGTAGTTGTCATTGATATCTAAACTGTTAGTAATAACATGTTCGTGTTCTATAATAGTTGTCGGTCCACCTGTAGGAACAATGTTCAATGCTCCAACCAATGTACTAAAAGAACTGTTGGTGTTTATTATGACATTGCCAATTTTTGCTGAAGTCCCGTCAACGATTAGGTCAGTGGTATTTGTAGTTCCAGAAACTTGTAGGTCGTGTGTAGGACTAGAAGTTTTAACTCCTACCCGCATATTATTAACGTCTAGATATAATAAACTGGTTTCAAAAGCTAACGGTATGCCGTTGCGAGTTAAATTGTTTTTTAGAAGTTTACCGCTGATACGTCCAAGAGCTGCTACACCAGATAACGGTTCACTATCTGGTCCTAACGAATCGCTGCTAAATCCATCTTCTGTTATAGAATTTGACATTTATAGGATTCCTTAGTCGTTACTAGTCATTTCAATAGCATGTACTTTTACTTCTACACCGTATGTTGCACTTGCTGATGTACAGGTAATTTCAATTCGATTTGATAAAACATTCCATTGTCCGTCGAACGTTGCCAATGGATTTGATCCGCTGTGTGTTACACCGTAAACGCTGACGTTTACAATATTATTATTATATCCTTTAACAGCGATAATATCACAGGCTTGCGTTTCCCAGCTTGGTCCGCCACCGTCTTCAATGCCTTCAACCATTACAAACAATTTGATTGCATGTTGATATTGTGCGGTTGCTGTGTAAATTACTGTTTCAACTCCTGCATTACACATTATGTCATTGGTAGAATTTTGTGTAATATTATTAGGATATGAAATTTTTCCGGACGATCCTAATATTACTTCATACAATCCGTTGAGTATTCGATCGGGTATTCCGCCTACAATAGCCGCTGTAGCGATGCTTGCTGGATATGTGCAGAATACATTTTTAGAACCCTGCCCAAAATTTATTTTTGCGTTTGAATTTGAAGATTCTAATATCGTATCTCGAGACAGTGTATTAGTTGACAGCGTATAAGTGCCTAGCCCAACTTCCCAATTACCTAGATTATCAACAATGCCATAATAGGTTTCATTGCCATCACCTATGACGGCAAAATCTTGGAATCCGTAAACTGTATTTTCTAAGAGGAAATCGCCTGTGCCTTCTGTACGGCTTCTAACTTTAACCCTGTCGGCTAATACTAAAGACATTGAACATCTCCGTGTTAGTTGCCAAGTCCATAATAGACTGTGATATTTTTACCTGCGTCAACGAAAGAGTTAAAAATAATCCAAGTTTCGCCTGTTCCGCTGTAATCAAAATCAAGCAGATAGTTATCACCAGAGATTTGAGGCACGTTTTCAACTAGAACTAAAATTGGATAATCATATACTGAACCTAATTCGCCTGTTGATGTAAGTCCGCTGTCTGTTACAGGAACAGTTAGTGGTCCAAAGTCTGTTTCAGCGCCGTCGCCGGGTCCTAGTGTTTGTTTAACTATTGATCGTGAGCTTGATGATTTAATAGTTTCCCATTCGCCTTGGAGATTTTCTTCGTTGTAGATAAATGCTTCAATGGCATTTGTTGTTTTGTTATATCTTAAATATCCGTATGGATCATTGTGTACGCCCGCAACCACATCCGGACGCTGTCCTGTAGTTCCTGCTGGAATACGCAACGCACCGATACCATCCATGACATAACGTCCAGATGGTTTGTATAATAACGCATCATCGCTGATACTAAATTTAGAAATATTTTTAGTTTTTAAGTACTTCATACTGCTAATGTGCTCACGGTTATGCTTAATAAATTTGCCGCACTAGCTACTCCGATGATGAAATCACCATCTTCTAAAATAATCTTTTCATCGCTAAAAAATATGGTTTCTCCAGCAGGAACGATTAATTTTGACACAATTTGATTACCAAACGTCTGTGACCCAGTGTCTTCTGATTCTCCATCTTTAACGGCATATAAGTCAAGGTTACAAGCATCTACTGATTCATCAGCTGGATCTGGTGTACCTATATTACAAATAATAATTGTCACAATCGCATTAGTTCCGCTACTGGTGTATAATGGAGTTGATCCTGTGGTTGTGAGTGCTGTGTTTTTAATCGCCATATCCTATCCTTAAAATAACATACTGTATAATAATGCTCTATTGGTACTTATAAGTTCTCTATTTCCGTTCGGTGCTGCTGTGGTATTGGTTGTTGAAAAATACAAACCTGTGTTACCTGTGCTTGGAGTTTTAGCATATAACTGAGAGAACCCAGAAACTGTAGCAACCGGAGATCCTTGTTGGTCTAATTTTAGTGCATAATTGGTTCTAAGTTTACCTGTACCAGTGGTTCTTAGATAGATATCAGTGTTGGTATCATTGTTAACAATTTCCGAATCAGAAAACTCTAATCCCTGTATCACCACTCTGTTAACAAAGAATGTTGAATTAGGTATACCGTCTACTACTACTTGTATTTGAGTTTCTGCTACAGGTGCTCCTAGATAATCTAGGCCTCCACCCGACGGTAACGCTTCTAGATCGGCAATGATTACACGAGTGTTGTCATCTCTAATCTGTCTAGCAGGTGATCCTTGAATCGCATCATCTACATATTTTTTATTTGGTATTGCATCATCGCCAAATGCGATGACTTGTAATTCGTAAGCAGTTGTTCCGGCAACATTAACAACTCCTGTGCCAGTGCCGATGAGTGTTAGATTTCCGCCATCGGTATCGGAATCTGTTAATATATTTCTTAATCTTAACGAGGTATCAGTAAAAGTGTAAGGATCGTTGTCGTGCTTGAATACAAAATTCCAAGAATTATCAGCATCGTCAAACACAAGGAATGCATCATCCTCTGTACCTCTGTCTATTTGAATACCGGAGTAGCGCAGTGTTACTCCGGGACCCGTTTCACCGTAATTTAAAACTATGATGTTGTCATTAATTTGTAGACTTTCAGTAGAGACAGTTAATGTGTCACCTTGAACCACAAGGTTTCCAGTAACCACAGTTTGACCTACGCCAGCTCCGGTATCGAGCTTGATAGTAGAACCAATCTTGGCTTTGATGTTATAGTCGCCGTTGACCTGTATTACCTGTCCCATTTCTAGTTCCTAAATTAAGATACTGAAGTAATTGCTGTTAGTTGGATATAGTCGCTAGTTGAATCATTAACTAAGAACCAAGTGTAACGATTGCCGCTGAAATCTGTAGCAACACGTTTAGTTAACTTAGCAATTGGTGTTGGTGCTGCTGCGTTACCACCAATATAGCCGTTAATTCTCATTTGACCGTTTGCGCTAGGGATAGCAGACTGAAGTACACAAATTGCTAGCGTACCTGCTTGATCTGCCACAACATAGGTTTTTGCTCCTCTTTGCTTGTAGATGTAAGCATAGTTTGTTGAGCTGTTATAGGTTGCATCGGTATATGCTGTGCTGCTGAAATACGCTTCTACACGAACACCTGTATTGCTAGATGGTGTACCAATAACATCAGTACCTAGCACATCTTTCTTTAATGGACGTCCCATTTGATTTCTCCTTAAATTGACGTTTTAGGTCTACGCAGAGGGATTCTGCATAAGTCTTGTTTTCACAAGTTCTCATTTAGACAATGTATTTATCTTTGGCTCAGCAATGCCATGAGCTCAATTTTTTCTACTGTTAAGATAAGATTATTGATATCAGCTAGTTCCTGTTGGGCACGTTCTAGATACTTTCGTTGCTTGGTTTGTCTATAGTGTACACCAGCTATGCTGTAATTTTGAATGTGGTTTTCACATATATGTTCTATTCGATTTACATCATGTTTGAACATAGGAAATCGCTTACGCCAAACATTAAACTGTTTTCGTAACTCGGGGAAATCTTTTTCACTTTGCACTTCCATACCGATATTTAAGTCAAACAAAAAGGCTCCGAAGAGCCTTTTTGATTTTACGATTAGTATTACTACTAATTAAGCAAATTTTAGTTTAGTTGTATCAACTGCAACTTTACCTAGGTAGTCACCTGCATTACCTAGAGAAGAAGCTGTGTTTGTCAACTCAACATAACCATAACGTGTCATGAATGATACGACTGGTTCGAAAGTTGCTGGGTCAAGAACAACACCACTGCTCATCAATGGAATGTATGGGCAATAGAATGCTGCTGCATCAGATTCGCTAGAACCTTTGTAACCAACTAAAACGTCGTCGCTTGTAGCGTAGCCGTTTACATACACTTTCATTGCGCTGTTCAATGTACCAACAAACTTGGTGTTTGTAGGTGCTTCGAATGTGCCTTCTGTAGTGCGAGCAAAAGCAGAAGTAGTAGCACTTTGTAGAAGTGTTAATGTTGTTGGACTTACAACACACCAGTTACCAGCACCACGACGTGTACGTTGTGCGATCAAGTTAGATACACGGTTGATTTGAACAGCTAAAGCAGCGTGTTCGTCACCAACGAATGTAGCAGTACCTGAAACAGCGGACTGATCGTATGTTAATACTGTTGTTGAAAGGTTAGATAAAGAAGCAAGAACTTCTTGATCGATTTCAGCTGTGATTTCTTGAGCTAAAGCAGCCATGATTTCTGCTTCGATGTCAATGCCTTGTTGGGCTTGTGCATCTTGAGCAGCTTCAAACGTCCAGCGAGCAGACAATTTACGTGTCTTAGCTTCAACTGTTTGTTTCAAGATTTGGATGCTTAGTCTGTTACCTGCAACACCTTCAAGAGCTGCTGTAGCAGCGGCCTTGTCAGTAGCAGCACCAGAATAGCCTTCAGCAATCTTGAATGGGCTTAGTGCTTCATCACCAGCTGTGATGTCAGTACCGCTTGTGCTGCTAAAGCCATCTGCATAGCGAACACGTAGGGTATGGATCTGACCAACTGGACCAGTCATTGGTTGTACACCAACTAGTTCATTAGCAATGACTGTTGGCATTACACGTCTGATCACTGGAAGGATCACACGATTTAGGGTTGCAACGTTACCGGACGAAGTTGCGCCAGCTGTGGCAGACTCAGACAAATACTTGCGGGTATTTTCGAGAGTTGTTGCCATCACTGTACGCTTGTTACCTTGAAGACCTTCTAGAAGGGCGTCTTTGGTTTCCGACCAGCGTGACTCGAGTAATTGTGACATTATAGTTCTCCTTAAACTTTTAGTCCCGCAAGCCTGCGGATGTCAAATATCTCAGCGGTTTTTTCCTCACCACTGATTGTTTGTGCCTGATTCTTATCGCCTGTAATTTCTTTGCCTTCGGTTAATGCTTTTTTAATTGGTGTACCACCGTTCATTACTGCTGGTAGGTACTTGTCATACGCTGAGCGTAATTTTTCAGTTTGTACTGATTCTAATAGTTCGCCCATTACTGAACGCTTGTCGCCGCTCAAAGGTCCTAACAATTCGCCCATTACTTCTCTGCGAGCTGCCTGGTCTTTGGCCATGCGTAGTTCAGCTTCTTTGCTTTCTATTAGTTTTTGTGATTCTGCAACAATTTTAGCTGCTTCTTCTAATTCTGCTTCTTTAACTTGAACTACTTTTAATAGTTTTGCAGTTTCAGATTTTTCATTTAGATGACTTGCAGCGTATTCGCTTGAGAAGCTTTCAAAAATTCTGCGTCCAAAGTCGTTCTTACGAGCTGCTTCAATGTCTTCACGTAGTTGAGTCATTTCAGATTTAAGTCCTTTTGCGACTGTTTCTTCAACGATTTGTGCTGAACGTGTAATGAAATCTTTCTTGATAGCCTCAAACTTAGCTTTGCTGTCACGGATCAAACGTACTTTAGTTTCTGCTAGGTCTTTCTTATCTGCGTGGAATTCTGCGATTTCTTTCGCTAGTGCGTCCACGATAAATGATTCATATTTTGCAACATTGTTTGCAACTGCTTTGCGATCTTCGTGTAATTCTGCCAGTTCTTTCTTCAAATTGTTTAGCACGAATGACTCTAATACTTGCGCATCTTGTGTCATTTTTGCTGCATATTTTGCACGGGCTTCAATTAGTCCTTGGCGGTCTTCTGCGAGTTCACCAAGTTCCGCTTGTAAGCGATCCATTAGCATTCCCTCAACAGCTTCTACCATTGCACCTTTATCATGCTCGTATTTCTGTGCGAATTCTTCACGTAGTTCAGCAGTGACTTGATCACGGTTTTCTTGAATCCTACTATTCCAAGCGGTTTCAATCTCCGATTTTATTTCTTCGGAAATCACATTGTTTTCAAACAATTGTTTAACGATGTCTAGCATGTGATTCTCCTAGTTAGTTGAGTCTAGAGATGATTCTCTTTAGACTCTCTGCTATGTACTTCTGAGCCTTTGGGTCGCCTTGAACTTCTTGTGCTACTTGAAATGCCTTATAACCGCCTGTGTTGTTTATTAAATGTTCGTATACTGGTGTAGGGTATGCACCGGGTGCGCTGGGCTGTGCTACTACGTCAACCGTGATAATTTCAAAATCTCGAACATTACCTTTCCCGTCAACTTCGCCGCTGCCCCTACTTGAAACTCCTAATTTGACTCCCGACTCCAACATGGTCTGTATTAGTTGACCCATTGGAGTAGGTAGTACTTTAAGTTTTCCGTAGCCGTTAGGACCGTCCATCCACATCTTGGTAATCATGTGTGAAACACGATCAAGATTGATTTTTAAATCTGCCGGGTGATCTACTTCACCTAGTACGGAGTAACCTCCAGCGATCTGCTCGTTGAGCGTTTTGACAGCCTTGCCAATTTCTTGAGAAGAATAAACACGTTGGTTTGCATTGCGGATGTCTCCTTGAATGCAAATCCCGTTGAGATGCAACGACTTCTTGCCGTTGCTTCCTTCTTCGCTCTCCAAGACAATCTTAGCCTGGTCGAAACTCAAATGTTCACTAAGGGTAAGTTTATTCACCTTTTTTGGATCCTATTATCTACGACCACGGAAAAGGCTTTGCTTGTTGTCAGCGGATTCTTTTGAACCTGCTTTCTCAGCACCATGTCCAGGTTCTTTCTTAGCAAAAGCACCACCGGCTTTACCGCCTGGGACATTGATGTTACCAGCGTTATCTTCTTTTGCAGTTCCTTTTAGCAAACCATTGCCTTTTAATTGACCTTGGCCAGCAAAAGTAGCTGCTTCTTCTTTAGAAGAAAGAATGTTAGCAGTTGTGCCGCCCATGTCATTCTTCATATTATCAATTGTTGATTTTTTGTTGTCAGCTTTTTCAGCAGCACCTTTCTTTTCAGCGCCGTGTCCAGCTGGAACTTTTTCTACATACTCACGTACAGTAGCTAGATCAAAATCTTCTTCTTTAGCAAAAGGATTGCCTTCGTCTTCACCTTCTTCGTCACCATGGTGTTCACCGGCTTCCATGCCTTTTAGCTCGTCAAATTTAGCCTGTAGTTCGTCTACAATAGAATCTAGATCTTGGAATAGTTCTTCTTCTGATTTTTCTTCTTCTGGACCTTCTTCTGGACCCATATCACCTGCTAGGTCGTCTGTTGGATCTTCACTGTCTAGGTCCATTTCGTCATCGCCTTCGTAGGCAATATCTTCAAATTCTTCGTCGACTTTGTCGTCTTCGTCTTTGTCTTCTTCAGAAGCTTCATCAACTTCTTCGTCTTCTTCTTTTTCTTCTTCAGAAATTTCAGATTCAATTAAATTTTCATAAATTTCACGTGAAGCTGAAACTACGTATTCGTGGAAAAGCTCTTCGGCTTTTGCTTGATCGTCATTCACAAGATGCTCTAGCATTTGTGACAATAGGGTTTTATCTGCCATGTTGTATTCTCCTTTGGATTGTTAAGGCTGTGTTTTATTTACTACGTAGATTAAAAAATGGCTTTAAATGACACTTTTTTGATTGGTTTGATCTGTATATATAGTTTCAGGAAATTTTTTCTGAAAATCCTCAACAGTCAGATGTTCTATATTGGGCATTGCGCCCAATTTATCTGGAATTATATTTCCTTTTTCTATTACTCTATGGAACCTAGTAGACCTAAATTCCTGTACAACACGCTCAGTTTGATTGAGCCAATTGCCATAAAATGTAGCCACATCAGTGCTTTTTTTGTAGTTAAATGTGTCTGCATAAACATTGTTGAGCTTGCCACCTAGTCCTTGATAATCAAATCCTAAAATGTATACATCTCTGTGACCTCTGCTACAGGCCAACCATAATGCTGTAGGGCCGCTGCTCCAACCTTTATGCGGATTGAATATGTTAAGACGATCTTTTGAAATGATTCCTTTGTTAGGATTTGTCCACACTTCGTGATCTCTATTATATCCAGATGATATAATTTCGTTGACCATTTTAACATCAACTGCTACCAGTGCATCTGGAGCAAATTCTCTATAAAGTGCATTGCACCCGTAGATCGAACCTAACTTTGAAAGTGGTTGGAGAGCTACCGCTAGTCTGCTGCGGCCGTTTCCTAGTACAAATGCTGTGTTATTGGGCGGGTTCTGCTTCAACTGGGGTTGCATACATCTGTTGAATAAATCCCAGTTCTGATTTTTCTTCTGCTTCGTGCGCTTCGCTTTGTAATCTCAATTGATTAATTTGACGTAGGGTTAAACGAATTTTTCGTTTGTCTTCTTTTTCGACCACAGAGCTGTCCTTGCTATTGTCGTATCTACGATCATTAGCCATTGCATTAGAACTGTCGTTGAAATAAAAGAATTCGTTAAGAAGCATAGTGTATTTATACTGGGCTAGATTATTGGGCTGGTGCTGCTTCTGCTGCGCCAGCTTCTGCTCCGCCTGCTTCGGCAGCAGCAGCCATGTCTTCGGGTGCTTCAGCGGCTTGCGCTCCAAGATCTGCAGCCATGCCGCCGGGAGTAACTCCTGCTGATCTTAACTCTGCAGAAGCATCTGCAGGTGGTTTTAATTGAGCACCGTTTTCTTCTCTCCATAGGCGTTCGTTTTCTTTGATCTCGTCTTCTGACAATCCTAAGAAACGTTTTAGTGCAAATCGCTTGCTGAGATGCGGGATTTGAGAAATAGTTCCGTATGTTGCGGCTCTAGCAGTGTCAAGTTCACTTTGACGATACGCTGCAAAGTTCTGTGGTTGATTAAATTTAAGCTCAAATAAACTTGAATCAATATTAATTCCTTGATCGTTAAGCCATAGTTTAAATTCTAAATCAAAAGTTTCTACAATCATTGATTGTAATCGTTTGCAATATTCGTTGAAGCGTAGTTCTTGAATATATGCTGTGCCTACTTTACCATCAGCGACTGTATTAGGTTGTTCATCGATGGCAGTAGGAAGGTAAGAACTAGGTATGCGCAAAGCCCTAAAGAGCTTGTTAGTAAAATAACGTAAATCAGTAATTTCTCCAAGATTTGTACCTCCAGGTAATGTTTCTACTTTCGACCCACGACCTTCTGCTGTCTGTGGAAAGAAGTAATCTTCGTTTACACTTAGTGGATTATAACTAGCGTCTATGACGTTGGCTCCGCCACCTGTTGAGCTAGGAATACGACGTTGTTGAATTTCGTTTTTAACACGTTCAACAAAGCTCATAGCCATGTGTGCCGGCATATTTCCAACGTCTACATAGAAAATACGTCTTTCTGGAGCACGTTGTATACGATAGATAATGATAGCGTCTTCAAGCAGTTCTTTCTGCTTGTAGACTTTGAATACTGATTCTAGCAGTGAGTTACCAAACGGATAGTTATTGTCTAGTCCTTCACTTAGGCTGATATGAACCACGTGTTTGGCATCAATAGTAACTTCGTTGGTTTGGTTTTGAAAACGTGTGCCTGGTGGACGAGCAGCATCACCTACAAACCCTCGACCAAATCCACCTCCGGTGGTATAGCTTGAAGTACCGCTAGGTGCTGTGTTAGTTGTACCGTGTGGAGTTGTTGCTATTAGATTTTTAAAATTAAAATTAATGTCTTTGACTACATATTGTTCAGGAATTTTTCCTTCGCTTTCGTTGACAATAATCTTTGTAACTTTGGCTGCGTCGATAAACAACCATTTTTTAGTTTCGGGATCACGCACAAAGAAACAGTCGCCATACTTAAATGCATTACGTACAATACGGAAGATACGAGTTTCAAATTGCTGTTGTTTGGTCCATTTTTGCAGTGCGTCTTTCAACAGTTTAACTTCGGTTGAAGTTGGCGATCCTCTAAATGTAGTTAGAAACGGAGTTCCGTTTTCTTTGTCTTTTTGTGTACAAAATTCTGTTAAGATGTCTAAGGCAGCGTTGACTTCTGAATCCATGTCCATGGTGTCATACTGCATGTAACGTTCTACACGATTTGGTGCTCCGGCATAGACATCAGGTAGATATGACGAATAGTTTGCACGAGCAGGTCCTGGACGGCCACGTCCGCTTATAGGGCTGAACGATCCGGATTGGTTGCTGATATCAACTGGTGTGAAATATTTTTTCCAACTCATAGTTTTGTATTATCCAATACCAGCATATAAATCGCCGCTTAATTGTCCAAGTTTAGATACTTGAACAGCACCTATATCGTGGTGATCTTTACTGATTTTAATTAATTGATCCATCTTAGTATTTAAGCTAGCCAACAAAGTTGCAGGTGAATCTTGAGCTGCAGGTGCTGGGCCTGTTGTTCCGGGAGCTGTGCCGCTTCCTACACCACCTGCGGCTCTTTCTGCTGCGGCCCTTTCTTCTTGTTTTTTAGTTTCAGCGTCAGCTACTATAGATCTTCTTGTTGTATCAGCACCTGCTGTTGCTGTACTTGGAGGATTTTGAATCAACGCACTATTTTCTCGGGCAGCAAATCCAGTTAGCAGTTGGTTAGGATCATCGTAATTTAATGCAACCTGTTTGTTTCTAGCATCTTCTTCTTTCTTGTTTGCCGATTCTAATCCAGAACCATGTCGTTTAGACTGTTCAATTTTCTTGAGATCAAGATTGGATTTAACTTCATCTCTCTTTTTCTGTTTGGCAAGATCCTCTTCTTCTGCCTTGGCTCTATTTTCAGCCATTCTATCAGACATCTTGGTGACTAATTTTTCACGCTCTTCGGCATTCTTCTTGATGTCTTCTTCGGTTTCTTTTATTTGATCTTTCATATCTACACCGGGTAGATAATCTAGAACCTTTAGGAATCCAAGTTTTAGGTAGTTTAAGAAAGTTTTAAATCCTTCCCACATGTATAGTAATCCATCCTTAACTACTTCTACATCTCCTCCAAACTTTTTAAATATTAACCATAACGCTGTTACACCTGCAATTAATGCAAGCACCGGCCATGTGGCTGCTAACACCGCTCCAGCCATGGCAATCAAACCACCGATGACTGGTAGCTGTGCTGCGGCCTGAGCTATATCCATAGCAGTTTTTGCCCATCCTATAACTGTATTAGCTGCTACCCAAGCCCCCCATACTCCAAAAACAACTCCTAATCCTATAAGTATAGGTGTTAGATTTCCTGCAATAAATTCTGCTATTGCTTTAATCGGCGGCAATAAAAATTCAGCAACTGCTTCAAATACTGGAAATAAATTTTCTATAGCAGTTTGAATTCCTGGAAGAAGATCAACAATGAAAAATGCTGCAAGATCTTGGAAAGCTGGATACAACGTGGTTATTAAGAAGTTACCAATGCCTGTCATTGCCGGTGCAAATGCTGTTGACAACGATGTCCATAATGCGCTAATTACTCCTGTGACCAATTCAAAAGCAGGTACCAAATACTTCATTGTGAAATTAGCCGCTGCTTCAAATGCCGACATCAGTGTGCTTAATAATCCACTATTAGCCAACACCATTTGGAAACTGTTACTGACCGCAGCAATATTTTGTTTTGCTTTTTCCATTGCGGCAGCTTGTGAGGCAGCGGCTTTTTCTTGTTCTGTTAAAACTTTTTCTTTGCCATCAATATCACGCTTGGCTAATTCAGCCATACCAATATAGGCATTGCCCATCTGTCCTGCATTAAACTGTGCTTGTGAAACCATTTCACTAGACTTAGCCGCTACTTTTGCTTCTCTAACACCATTTTTATAAATTTGATCATAGCTGTCTTGCGAAACTTTAACTCCGCTACGTACTGCTGCTCCTTGCGCAAGAATACTTTGTGCTAGGCCGGGCATCGAATTGTTTAACATAATACCCGCTTCGCTGGTTATATTACCTGTAGCGATCATTTCTTTAACAGCTTCTTGTTGTTCTTTAGGAAAGCTGCTGACGAAATTGTTCATCATCTTGGCTTGATCAGCATCAAGATTAGCAATGGCCGCACGGAATTGTGAATCTTTTAATCTTGCTGCCTGTTCATCTTCAAGTGCTTTTCGACTCTGCCCAGTAATTTTAGCCAGTCCATCTAATTCTTTTAGATACTGGCCTGCACCTTGTGCTAATTCCTTTGTGGATTTTCCCTGTAATGCTCCGCTGGCTCCATAGGTTTTGATATAATTGGCCATACCTTCGTTAACTTGTTCAGTGGTATAGCCAAGTCCATATAGTTGTTCTCCTATTTTGCTACCTCGGATTTCCTTAGACATGGCAGAAAATCTTTTTGCACCCTCTTCAGTAGTTCCTCCCAGTGTCATTAAGGCTTCGCTGTTTCTAGCAATCAATCCTCCAAACTTGTCCATGGTCATACCAGCACCGCTGGCTGCAGAAGCAAAATTATTCATGCTTCCACCAAAGGTAGCGCCTGATGCTGTGGCTGATTGATATGATGCTAATGTTTTGTCGGCAGCAGCAGCCACCGCAGCAAACATTCCACCTACTATAGGAATCCCAGAAAATACAGATGCTGCCCCGCTAAAGGAATCGCCTGCATTGGCAAATGCATTGATTAAACTTGTTGTTTGGGCTCCAAGGGCAAAGAAAGCTCCTGTAGCCATCTGTACAGGACGAATAATAGCACCGATGGTTTTACCAAGTAAGGCTGCTGAAGACGGGCCTTCTTTTTTACTACCGCCACCACCACCACCATCATTGGCATTTTCTTTATTTTTAGCATCACCGGGCTTACCGCCCTTTTTGTAACCGCCGCCCTCGCCGCCTTGGATAGCTTTAAGGATTTCTTTCAGCGTGGCTTCAGTTGCTGCATTGTTAGCAACTACAGATCCGATTCCCGGGATATCGATTGTTACTGGATTGGCCATAGATTAATTTTACCTGGTAAAATGCGCATATAAATACTTTTCACTAATAGTATTTATTGGAGAAAAAATGAGTGATATTACAAATCAACCAACAAACCAAAATAAAAATCCTTTGGCAAATTGGTTTAGACAGCCTAAAATTTACGTGAAATTGCCTTCTAAAGGAAAGTTTTACTCAGAGGGCTCACTGGATGTCAGTACTAACGAAGAATATCCAGTATATGCTATGACTGCCAAAGATGAGCTGATGTTTAAAACTCCAGACGCACTGCTGTCAGGCCAGTCAACCGTGGAAGTGATCAAGAGCTGTATTCCGGCTATCAAAGATCCTTGGAAGATGCCCAGCATTGATTTAGATTTTTGCCTCATCGCTATTCGTATTGCTACCTATGGTGATAAGATGGAAGTCAGTGCACCGTGTCCATATTGCAGCCATAAGAACACATATGAGTTAGATCTAAACGCTTGGTTCGCACGATTTGCAAACTTTGAATATTCTGACACCGTCGAAATGCCGCCATTGTCTGTGCATATTCGGCCATACACCTATCAAGAAGTTACAAAAACAGCAATTAAATCTCTTGAGCAACAAAAGATTTTTCAAATTATCAACGACGACTCAATGAGCGACGAAGATAAAATTGAAAAGTTTGGTCAGAGTTTTGTTAAACTTACACAGTTAACCGTTGATGTTGTTAGTGATTGCATTTCTAAAATTATTACTCCTGATGGTGAAGTCTCAGATAAAACAATGATCAAAGAGTTTATCAATAACTGTAGCAGTGAAGTGTTTACTACCTTATCAACACATATCACAACGCTTAAAGAACAAATTGAACTCAAAGCTCAAAACGTAGCCTGCGAAGAATGTAAGAAAGAATTTGATCTTCCTATCGCAATGGATCAGACAAATTTTTTCGTTCAAAGATCTTAAACCTGCCCTGGTCTGAGGTCTTGGCAATTTCCGAATCTCTGGACAAGGAAGCTAGGGCCATTAAAAAAGATTGTCTAAAAATATGTTGGTATATGCGAGGACTTTCTTTTAGTGAAGCCATGAATCTAAGTTGGGAAGAAAGAGAAATTGTTGGTGAGATTATTAAAGAAAATCTTGAAACAACTAAAAAAAGCGGACTGCCTTTCTTTTAATATTTTTTACTGAGATTTAATAAAATCTGTTTTTGATTTTTGTCTAGAGGTTGCTGTTTTGAAGCTGCTGTTAATGCTTCCGCTTCTGCAGAACCTTCTTGATATTTTGATGATAATTGTTGAAGTCTCACTAGATCATCTCTAAATAATTCTTTTCCTGATCCAGCGTTAACTAAAGATGTTTTAAAAAGATGAGGTGACGTTTTTTTCACCGGAGCTTTTTGAGTTGGTGTTTCTGGTTCGTCTTTTTCGATATTCTTTTTATTAAACCATTGCGTTGGAGAAAATAATTTGTTTACAGCATCTGCACCTGTAGATATGTTATTAACGCTGAGTTGTGCTACATCGCCTACATCTTTAGGTAAGGCTTCTGCAACTACATCTTTTATTTTCATTATCGTACTCGGAAAATACTAATTTTACCTTCGGCAACCATTCTGCGTTTTTCTTCTGCAATGGCTTTCATTAGAGTTTCAGCAAGACTATTGCCTTTTCTAATAATGCTATCTGATGTTGGACCCATAACACGTTCACGTTCTGCATCAATCTCAGCCTGTGACTGTTGTGGTGCAGGTGCTGCTGCTGATTTTTTATTTCTTGGTTTTCTAGCTGCAACTGTTTTTTCTCTTGCTGCTCTTTGTGCTGCAACTTCTTCTGGAGATCCTCCGGCTGCGGCTACTCTTGCATCGGCTGCATTTTGCTCTGCAGATGTAGGAGTAGCATCATCGCCAGGTACTCC